ACGGGTAGGGTCCGGTTCTCCAGTGCCATCGGGCACCTCCTTTCTTGGTGAGCGATACATCACTCTGTGTGCGAGGGAAGTCAACGGGTTCAGGCCCCTTTCTTCGGAATCTTCTCCGCCTTCAGATCGGTGAAGGCCTCCCACCTGGCCACCACGACGTGGCAATATTGAGGTTCCAGCTCCATGCCGTAGCAGACCCGCCCCGTCCTCTCGGCGGCGATGAGTGTGCTGCCCGAGCCCAGGAAGAGGTCGAGCACCAGGTCGCCGGCCCGGCTGCTGTTTTCCAGGGCCCGCTCCACCAGGGCCAGGGGCTTCATGGTCGGGTGCAGCTCCGACTCCGCTGGCCGGGGGATCGTCCACACGTCGCCCTGGTCCCGGTCCCCGCACCAGTGGTGCTCGGCGCCCTCCCGCCAGCCGTACCAGAGGGGCTCGTACTGGCGCTGGTAGTCGGCCCGCCCCAGCACGAAGCGGTCCTTGGCCCAGATGATGGTGTCCGACCAGTGGGCGCCCAGCTCCTCCAGCACGCGGGAGACCGTCGGCCACTCCCTGGTGGACATGCAGACGTAGAGGGCGCCGTCGACGTGCTCTAGCAGGTTCCCGGCCCAGGCGCGGCAGAAGGCCTCCCACTCGGCGGGCGGTAGGGAGTCGTTGGCGATGGTGCGCCGGCGGCTGCCCCGCCGCTGGCCGCCGTGGTGGCCGAGGTCGACGTTGTAGGGCGGGTCGGTGAAGACCATCTGAGCCTTCTGGCCGTCCAGGAGGCGCGACACGTCGCCGACGTCGGCAGCATCGCCGCATGACAACCGGTGGTCCCCGAGCCGCCAGGAATCCCCACGTTTGGCAACAGGGGCGGCGTGTGCGGCTTCCAGGGCCGCATCCAGGTCGAAGGCCTCGGGCCGCTCCCGCTTCTCGCGGCGGTCGATGCTCTTGAGGAGCTTGCCCAGTTCGTCCTCGGTGAAGCCGGTGAGGGTGAGGTCGACGGCGGGGATGTCCTGGAGGTCCAGAAGCAGCCGGGCCAGCAACTCCTGGTCCCAGGTGCCGGAGATCTTGTTCAGGGCCAGGTTGAGGAGGCGGGCCTTCTCGGGGGAGAGGGCGACGAAGATCACCGGCACGGTCTTCAGGCCCAGCTTTCGGGCCGCGAGGAGGCGCTGGTGGCCGCCGATCACGATTCGGTCATCGTGTCGCGCGATGATGGGGTCCACCAGGCCAAACTCCCGGATGCTGCGGGTGAGGGCCTCCAGCTCGGCGTCCGAGATGCGCCGCGGGTTGGCCGGGTCGGGCCGCAGGTCGTCGATATCCACCTGCTCGACCGTGATGGTCTGGATGGTTGTCGCTGCCTTGGTCACGATTGCACTCCTCACTAGACGAAAAACACGCCCGCTTCTTCGACGCTGTCCACCTGCACCATTGCCCGGCCGACGGCCATGGCCAGCGCCACCATGCCGTCCACGCGCTCCGTCGACTTCGCCTTGTCGATCTTGATGTTCCCCGCCGGGTCCTGCCGGACAGCAACGTTGCTGGCCATCCAGCGCAGCACCGGGTGGCCGCCGTGCCGCAGCCTGCGTTCTAGAACCAGCCGCTGCAACTCCTTCGTTGGCGCCGTCATCGAGGCGAAGCCCTGGCCGAAAGGAACGACGGTGAAGCCGTCGCCCATGAGCTGCGTCTGAAGCTGGGTCGAGTTCCAGCGGTCGATGGCGATCTCGCGGATGTCGTACTGCGCGCCGAGGGTGTTGATGTCGGCGCGGATCACGTCGTAGTCCACGACGTTCCCCTCGGTGAGCCGGACCAGTCCTTGCCGGGCCCAGACGTCATAGGGCACGTGGTCCCGCAGCACCCGCGCCCGCAGGTTCTCTTCGGGCAGCCAGAAGTAAGAGACGACGTCGCCTCCGCCGCTCGCAGCCGGGAAGAAGAGTTCCAGCGCCGTGATGTCCTGGGTCGTCGAGAGGTCGAGGCCGGCGTAGCAGCTTTGGCCCTCCAGCGCCTCCGGGTCGACCGCGTCGTCGTTCTCGTCCCAGACCGCCATGTCGAGCCAGCGCTCCGCCTGCTCCGTCCACTGGCAGAGGTAGAGGCGGCGGAAGACGTTCTGCTGGCCGGGGATCTCCTTCGCGCGCAGGGCCGCAACCTGCATCTCTTCCAGGCTGCGGAAGTCGCCGAGTGCCGGGTTGCATGACCGCCAAACGTCCGGGTCCAGCCAGTCGGCATCGTCGGGCGCGGCGTAGAGAACGGGGAGGAAGGTCTCGTCGTCGATGATCCCGTCGCGGACTCTGAGCGCGTAGTTATGGAGCTCGTAGCAGATGGAGGAGCGGTCCCAGCCCGCAGTGGTGATGACGAAGACAAGGGGCTGCCGGCGTGCGCCCGTCGACGTCGCCAAGACGTCGTACAGCTCGCGGTTGGGCGCCGCATGCAGCTCGTCGTAGATGACGGCTGAGGCGTTGTAGCCGTGGCGGCCCGGGGCCTCGGCGGGAATCGCGCAGTAGAAGCTGTTGGTGCGGGGATGGTAGATCCGGCGGCGGCTGTCAATGATCTCGCACTGGGCGGTGAGCTCCCGGTCGTTGCGGATCATCTGGGCGGCGACGTTGAACACGAGGCTCGCCTGTTCGCGGTCGACGGCCGCGCTGTAGACTTCCGCGCCCGGCTCGCCGTCCCCGAGCAGCATGTAGAGGGCGACCGTGGCGGCCAGCTCGGTTTTCCCGTTCTTGCGCGGGATCTCGACGTAGCAGGTACGGTAGCGCCGCAACCCGTCCGCCTTGAGGGTGCCGAACAGGGGCCGCAGGATGTCCTCCTGCCATTGCCGGAGGGAGAAGGGCTGCCCGGCCCACTCGCCCTTGATGTGCGTCAGGTTGTTGACGAAGCGCACCACGCGCTCGCCGCCGGCCACTGCTGGCCTGCCCTTTCCTACAACAGCCCGGCCCACTTGCTCTCCTCTTCCTCCGGGACTGGTTGGGCGTGTATGCGGGTGCGAGCGCTGGGGCTCATGCCGAACTCACCCAACAACAGCCGCATCTGCTCCATCGCCTTATTCGCCACGGCCAGGTACGGGGACTGCATCGGAAAGCCGCTCGGGGACTTGACCATGACGCCGTAGCGCCTGAGCGCCTCCAGCGCGTCGACCCAGCGCCCCCAGGCGTCGCAGTACATGGCGAGCGCGGCGCGGTCGACCTTGGTAAGCAGGCCCATCGACCGCAGCTCCTTTGAGACCCGGCGCCATTCGCGCTTAGCCTCTTTGCCAAGGTGTCTTGGGCAGGCCGGGACCGCCGGCGCGACTTGGGGCTCCTTCCGGTTGAGCCTGTCCTTGCGGAGCGTCCCCCTCATCAACTTCAGGTGCGTCGGCAGCGGCTTTGGCCCTGGCTGCATCGCCTACCACCCCCCTGGCCTAATTTGGCAACGCGCGCGTGAAGGTGCACAACCGCTCCTTCGGCGCCGCCGAGCCTGAAAATATCGACCGCCTTCCCCACCGGCCCTCCCGCGCGGTCTTCGCGTCGTGGCACTGCTTGCACATTGACTGCCAGTTGCGCTCGTCCCAGAACAGGGCGGGGTCGCCCCGGTGCGGCGCCCTGTGGTCGACCACGGTAGCGGCCGTGGTCCTTCCTTCACGCGCGCACCGGACGCACAGCGGGTGTGCCCGCAGGAACCGGGCTCTCGCCCTCCGCCACCGCTGCCCGTAGCCCTGCGCCGTGGAGCTTCCTCGCGGATGGTCGCGGTTGTACTGCCGCTTCCTGTCGTGATCGGGACAGCGCCCGCTCTCGACGAGCGCGGGACAGCCGGGCTGGGCGCAAGGCTTGAGTGGACGTCGTGGCATGGCGCTTCGTGCCTCCTCGGCTTGACCCGAAGGTCTCTCCTAATGTCTATGGCTCGCTTCACGTACTGCCGCCTCAAACGCCGCGATGATGGACCAGTTGACCAGGACGAGGAGACGGTCGTCCGGCAGCCCTCGCAGTGACTTCGGCAGGTAGGGACGCAGCTCCGCGAGTACGAAGGCCACCGTTCGGTCGAGCGGCACCCCCAGGGCCACCATAAGTTCTGCCTTGTGGTCCCGAAGGGCCCGCCGCAGGT